TGAGAAATCAATTCGCTTGCATTATCAACAATGGAACTTACATCACGATCGGATGAACCGATATTGGCGTTTATTGGACCACTTGGAGTGTACATTAACGGTGTTATTTGCGGTTGTATTTGAGAAATCAATTCGCTTGCATTATCAACAATGGAACTTACATCACGATCGGATGAACCGATATTGGCGTTTATTGGACCACTTGGAGTGTATGTTAGTTGCGTTATTGGTAGCGATTGCATCTGAGAAATCAATTCGCTTGCATTATCAACAATGGAACTTACATCACGATCGGATGAACCGATATTGGCGTTTATTGGACCACTTGGAGTGTACATTAACGGTGTTATTTGCGGTTGTATTTGAGAAATCAATTCACTTGCATTGTCTACTATGGAATCGACATCAGCGTCAGATGTTCCTATATTGGTGGTTATTGGTCCGCTTCGAGTATATGTTAGTGGTGCTATTGGTTGCAACTGTATCTGAGAAATCAATTCACTTGCATTGTCTACTATGGAATCGACATCAGCGTGAGATGAACCTATATTGGTGGTTATTGGTCCGCTTCGAGTATATGTTAGTGGTGCTATTGGTTGCAACTGTATCTGAGAAATCAATTCACTTGCATTGTCTACTATGGAATCGACATCAGCGTGAGATGAACCTATATTGGTGGTTATTGGTCCGCTTCGAGTATATGTTAGTGGTGCTATTGGTTGCAATTGTATCTGAGAAATCAAATTACTTGCATTATCCACGATTGAACTTACATCAGCGTGAGATGAACCTATATTGGTGGTTATTGGACCACTTGGAGTGTACATTAACGGTGTTATTTGCGGTTGTATCTGAGAAATCAATTCACTTGCATTATCCACGATTGAACTTACATCACGATCGGATGTACCGATATTGGCGTTTATTGGACCACTTGGTGTATATGTTAGTGGTTGCAACTGTATCTGAGAAACCAATTCACTTGCATTATCCACGATTGAACTTACATCACGATCGGATGAACCGATATTGGCGTTTATTGGACCACTTGGCGTATATGTTAGTGGTGCTATTGGTGCTTGTATCTGAGAAATCAATTCACTTGCATTATCCACGATTGAACTTACGTGAGCGTCAGAACCTATATTGGCTGTTATCGGACCACTTGGAGTGTACATTAACGGTGTTATTTGCGGTTGTATCTGAGAAATCAAATTACTTGCATTGTCTACTATAGAACTTATATCAGTGTCAGATGATTCTGCAATAACAATATTTATCGATTGTGGTTGAATGCCCCTTATTTTTTTTAACAGTAATGATTTTAAAAATTTAAGTGAAGTTAAATTCTTAACGTTAAATATATTCGGTTCTGATTCCGATGACATTAACTATTATAATTTATATTATTAATATACTATAGTATAATACAAATTGCGAACTAAATTATAAATATGGAATATAACTAAACATATTATTTTCATAAACTGTAGCCTTAAATGTATTACCATAACCTTCTACATAAACCATATCTCCGTTCATTATTTCATTGCACCCATATTCCGATGTACAACTTTTACCATTAACGCTTACAGGTAATTTCGTATTTAAATTTCCACTATTCGAAATAGTATAATATTGCCATTTATCGCGACCGCTCATATGTCTACGTCCCATTAAAGGTAAAATTAAGTCATCTCTTGCACCGCCAGTTGTTTTTGTTAAAATACCAATTTGTGAATATTGTGTATTTAATCCGCGAGTTTCAATATTCACTGGAACTTGTATTGGTGGAGGAAGACCTCGAATATCACTAGAATCGCTTCGGAAATATAACCCATCTGACTTTAATGGTGGCATATAAGGATTTGTTAAAATATCACCTCTTGTAGCAATACCGCCTAAACTAATTGGCGGAGATACCACTACAATGTTTGGTGATTCATTTCTTTCATAATCATGTCTTCTACGTTCCATATGCATAGTTGGTTTAACCACTAAGTTATAGTAAATATAAATGATTAATATGACGATTACAATTAAAACAAATAATGTCATATTTTCAATACATACCACACCAGGAATACATTTTTTTCCCATAACTATAGAATATACGTGGATTTTATAGTACAGTAAATGTTATAGAAAACCCTAAAACAATCCTGAAAATAAACTAAATGGATTCAAATCTACTTTTAAATCAATATTCCATTTTGGAAATGGTCCTGGATTGCATTTATAACAACGTTTCAATACATCTTCTGAGTAATGTATAACATGGATACCAGTTAAATCAAAAAACGCACAATCAGCTGCTTGTATTTTATCCCAAGTAAATTTTTCCCACGTTTGAATGCCAAGTATCCATACTAAAAATCGTATAGGTAAATATAATGTTTGACCGATGATTTCTAATAAATACCAAAAGAAACATTGCCTAAAATTCATAAACATTTCTAAACCGCATGTTATATTTTTAAAACACCAGGTGAAGACGGAACCAAAAAATGCGAATACCAAAAATACCTTTTTGAAAATACTAAACACGCGAGTAATTGTACTCATTGTAGTTCTCGAACTTTTCTTATGTCTCATTTCAGCTTTAGAATCAAGCGTAGCTGTATTTTTTGTAGCCGTAGCTTGCGCCGACGCGGCATTTTTCGTGGCAGTAGCTTCGGCTTTTGCTGCATTTTTCATAGCAGTAGCTTCGGATTTTGCTGCATTTTTCATAGCAGTAGCCTTTGCTGCAATAGCATTTTTCATAGCAGTAGCTTGGGATTTTGCCGAAATTGCTGCAGCTTGTACTTTTCCTTGTGTAGCTTGTGCTATTGTAATTGCATTTGTGCGCAATGAATCCACAGTACCTTTAAGATTTGTCGCCATAAAGTTTAATTGACTCCTACCATCTTGAACCTGATCTGTAAGCATATTTGGCAAAATAACATCAGGTGGTATTGTGAATGGAGGAATACCCTCGCGAAGTGGTTTTTCCCTGAACAAAAAATATACAAAAAATGTAATAATAATAATACCTAAAATAGATATAAAAGTTTTATATTCCAGCGTTAATTTAACCATTATAAATATTATGATAATCTACTATAATATCATAATATAATTTTTGCATTTTTATATCTTTATTTACCACCAACTTTACTTTCAATGTTCTCGAATTGACTCATGAATTTCTCGGCTTGAGTTAACATAGGTTCTAATGTTTTCATATTCTCCATTAATTTCTTTTGTGTTGAAATTAATTGTGCGGTTTGGTCTCCTAAAACGTCTAAACCTTCAATTGGAGATGAACTTAGACTTGTTGCGTTTTTTGCTTTTGCGTCTTCCGTTTTTTTTTCTTTTTTATCTTCTTCGGGTTTATCCTCTTCTCCATCAGCATTTTCAAGATTTTCTACTGGTTTTTCTTCTTCTTCTGCATTTTCAAGATTTTCTACTGGTTTTTCTTCTTCTTCTGCATTTTCAAGGCCTTCACTTAAACGAATTCCACTACCAGATCTTAACACATTTGTAGCTACAATTGCGACAACTAAGATTACCATCATGTTTTTACTAAAAAAAGATGTTAAATAACCAACTAATAAGAAAATTAGAATGAAAACATATTCGCGACCTACAGATAAAACTAATAAATCAGCTACAGCTAAAAATAAAACAAAGTACATTACATAACAATTATGCAATAATGCACCATAGTTTAATTTTAAAAAACTCGTTTGAGCATTTTTTAACATATTTCCAATCTTTGTCTTTGCCATGATTTTATTTATAGATTATATCCATATTTTTTATTACAACTAAAGTATGATAAATAAAATAATATATCTATAACTCTAAAAATCACATAATATATATTCACAATCCATTTCTCCAGCATTTACTAAATATTTTTTATAAATCAATTAAACGCATATATTATAATATATATACTATCAAAAAGAAAAATCTAGTATATTTTCTATACTATCTAGGAAAAATGTCAACCTCTGCAGAAGAACCAATTCTACACGAATCAACCGATAGATACACCATGTTTCCTATACAATATAACGATATTTATGAAATGTATAAGCGTCAAGTCGATTGTTTTTGGCGCCCAGAGGAAGTTGATCTTTCTCGCGATTTAAATGACTGGGCTAGTCTAAACGACGATGAGAAACATTTTATTAGTATGACTCTCGCATTTTTTGCTGCATCTGATGGAATTGTTATGGAGAATTTAAATGTTAACTTTGGAAATGAAGTTCAAATCGCAGAGGCACGTGCATTTTATAGTTTTCAGAGTGCAATGGAATCGATCCATTCTGATATGTATTCTATTTTAATTGAGACTTATATCAAAAATCCAGAAGAAAAAATGAAGCTGTTTAAATCATTAGAATATTTTCCATGTATTCAAAAAAAAGCAGCATGGGCGCAAAAATGGATGGGCGATAAAAGATCATCGTTTGCGTCAAGATTGGTTGCATTTGCATGTGTAGAAGGTATATTTTTTAGTAGTAGCTTTGCATCGATTTATTGGATTAAAAAACGCGGATTAATGCCTGGATTAACCCTATCCAATGAATTTATTTCTAGAGACGAAGCATTGCATACTGAATTTGCAATTTTACTTTATAGTAAATTAAACAAAAAAGTGAATAAGAAACGCGTAATGGAAATCATCAAAGAAGCTACCGAAATCGAAAAAGAATTCATTACAGATGCCTTACCATGTAGATTGATCGGAATGAATGCTAAATTGATGACGCAATATATTGAATTTGTAGCTGATCGTCTTTCTGTTCAACTTGGATATGATAAGATATATAATTCGGCAAATCCATTTGATTTTATGGAATTAATTAGCGTAGAGACAAAAACTAATTTCTTCGAAAGAACCAATTCCGAATATGCCATGTCGAATTGCAAAAAAGATGATAACATTTTCGATTTTAATGTCGATTTTTAGTTGCGTAAAATTGATTATTTGTTCATAAATGATATAATAAAAAATAATTATATCATTATATATAGAAAACATCGCAAACATCAAAAAAATGCCAATAAAAGTGTTTCTTGAAACTATTTCATACGAAGAATTACAAAATGTGCTCGATTATTATAATGCGAAAAAATCAATTGATGAAGAACCATTAGAACTATTAGATCGATGTGAAGGTGGGTTTCAAATCAAAATATCACATATGAAAAATATACATTGCGACGAAAATAGAAAAATAAAACAATTACGTTGGAGCAAAGGATATTTAGTTTCACAATATATAAATTTTACAGAACAGGAGCAAAATCTATTATATGATTCATTAGTTTATGTATTGGGTGCAAATAAAGTTATAATGGAACGTTATTTGCATCCAATAACTTTCAATTAGAAATAAATTATCGTTTACTTTTTACGATAGGATTTTCTTTTATTAGTTTTATTAGTTTTTCTTTTTTTATTTAATCGCTTTTTATATGTGCGTTTTTTATTTCCACCATTATTTAGTATCTCATCATCATCATCATCAAATAAACTTCTTTGTTTACCAAATAAGTTTCCCTTAATCTTAATTGGACTACTTACAAACCTATTTTCTAATTGTCGTTTTTTTTGTCTTGATTCCTTCATTTCTTTTGCATGTCTCTTTAATTCAGAATTTTGTAAGATATTTTGTATTTTTTCTTCATCTCTTGTAATTTGCTGAACATATTCTATACCATCCATTTTACATATCATAAATTCATCATGAAATAAACCAACTCCATATGTACTCATATTATGTACGGCATATCCATCACAATCGGCATTACTGCATAGATAATGAGACAATATGCGATCATTATCACTTTCTGAATCACGTTTTAATTGTCGATTTTTATCATTATATCCGTAATTTTTTTCTAAAATATGTTGTATTTCAGGATTCGCATTTTCGGCATTTTCGTATATGTATTTTTGTGTATCGAATTCATCCAATGCTAATAATTTGTATTCACGGTTAGTTTTGAATTCATGTATTATTCCATACTCTTCTTCGTATGATTCAATATACTCCGGATTCATACTTTTTACGCCAAAAAAATACGGCCCGGCTCGTTTAAAAATTAACCTAGGACTCTTTTCATCATATATTATTGAAGCCTTAAATAAAGGTAATCCTTCTGGTACTATATAATAATATATACCATTTTCTTGTATTTTTTGTATTGTATTATTATCAAATGGATTTTCTTCTATTTGACTCATATATAATAGTTTTATATAATATTTCAAAACAGAAAAAATTGAAATAAATAATATAAACTGTATTGATTATATTATTATTACAGTGATAACATGCCAAACTGGTGTTATAACTCAGCTACATTAACGTCTCCATCAAAAGATTTATATGATAAATTATTAGAAGCTATAAAAAACGATACATGGTTTCAAACATTCGCGCCACTAGAAACAGTTGACGATTCTGAGGATGGATGGAATTATGAATCCGCTGTAGCTATATGGAATACTAAATGGCCTCCACAAGATTTAGAAATTGGACTCGAAGATGAAAAAAGTTTAACAATTGAATTATCATTTGATACCGCATGGAGTCCTCCAACTGGTGTATATAGTAGAATGAACAAGAATTTTTCAATTGAAACCACATCTTATTATTATGAATTAGGGTGTGAATTTTTCGGAAGATGCATCTATGCAGCTGAAGGTGAGATGGATGAAATTTTCGATATGCCATCCAATAAAGAAGAATTACTTGAATTGCAGAAACAAATTGGAAGTGAATTGAACGATTTCATGTCATCTACATGGGAATGTCTGGAAGAACAATGGGAACAGGATGACGTAGATGAGGACGTAGATGAGGACGTAGATGAGGACGTAGATGAGGACGTAGATGAGGACGTAGATGAGGACGTAGATGAGGACGTAGATGAGGACGCGAATAGAGATACCGAATAAATTTTATAATTCAATTGGAATTGCGTAAATCTTTTTTATATAATTTTCAGCATTTTTCGATACAGATTCAAGAGCGTAATCATGATATTTAATTATTTTTGTTAAATGAAACAAAGTAGCAGTTTCAATTCGCGAATCAATATCAGCCTGCGTAATTCTAGGAGATGTATCAACTGGTATTTTAAACCCAGGAATATTCAAAATTTCTTTCTTGACAGCATCTAATTTTAATTCTTTTACCTTATCTAAATAATCTTTTTTCATATCCTCATCTGGAACAACAACTGAATCAGATGCTTGTTGAAAACGATTTGCTAATGCCATATTACGGTCGCCTTCCCTTCTTCTATCATCTCTTTCGCGTCGTAGGCGTTGGCGTTTAGTGCCGACATAATGACTAGAACTCTGATCCGAACGGTTAGCAGCTTCATACCATCCATTTGCTCCATTTCTATAATTTTGTGCAATATTACTTAAATTAATCTTGTGTTGTTTTATACGTTCAATATCATCCGCCTTTTGTTGATATCTATTTGCATTATTCAATATTGTGGGAATATCCGTCTCGGGTTGATCCATTATTGGGCGAGCTGGATAATTCATTATTTTTGTTAAATCATCTTTCATTGGTTTTATCAAAGAACCATCCATTAATTGTTGCAATGTTTTACTTGGAACATATTCATTTTTTGTCAAAATTATCAATTCTTTGTCTTGTTTATATAGAATTGGATAAAGTCTTTTAATATTATCTAAAATGCTGCTTTTAGGATTCATTTTAAACTCGATCGGTTTATATGCTGGATCATAAATACTCATTGCTTTTTCGTGTTTTTGAACATTCGAATAAACTTCAAATAAAATTATCATTTTATCTGAATCCGATGTTTGTCTAATATCCTTCACCATTTCTGGCATAGGATTCATGTAATCAACAAATCCTTCTTTCGAATTTGCTGAAATTCCTATAGAAAAAATTATGATTAATACAAGTAATAATATTATAATGGTTTTTATCATATCTACTATATGTATACAAATTTTTTGTATAGTAATATGCATATAAAGGTTTAACTATATATAACAATAGTCTACACCTATATAAAATATAATAAATGTGCGGTATCTTTGCATTACTAAATAATGAAAATTCTATTCCAGACGAATTGATTAAAACCCAATTTGAAAAAGGTAAAAATAGAGGTCCTGAATTTTCTATATTACAGAACGTATCATTAAAAACAAAATTTGGATTTCATCGATTGGCAATTAACGGCCTAAATACTGAATCAAATCAACCTATAAAAGTTAATAATATAACTCTTATTTGTAATGGAGAGATTTATAACTATAAAGAATTATATGGTTTATTACCAGACGTGAAACCTAAAACTGACTCTGATTGTGAAATTATAATTCATTTATATGAAAAATTTGGAATAGAATATACATTGAAAATACTCGATGGTGTATTTGCGTTTGTACTTTTGGATGATAATTGCAATGCAGTACAAGCCAAGTTATTTGTAGCAAGAGATCCATATGGCGTAAGACCATTATATTTCTTAAAAAATAAACTATTTGGTACACAGAACACAAATGAAAATATATTGGGATTTGCATCTGAACTAAAGGTATTATCCGGATTATGTAATAATACTGTAAAAATAGAAAATGCTTATGATATTGATCAATTTCAACCTGGAACATATAGTGAATATTATTTTACTCATAAAGTGTTATCTTATTGGAAGCCATTAAAAGAAAATGTGAAATATCATTCAACTGGATTCACTGAACTAATTAGTTTTGATAGCACATGCGATCATGCAAATGAATTAAATAACATCCTAGAAAACATCCAAAAATATTTTCGATTGGCTGTGCAAAAGAGGTGTTGCAACACTGAACGTCCGATTGCATGTTTATTGTCGGGAGGGTTAGATAGCAGTTTAGTAGCCGCTCTAGTATGTGAATTTCACAAAAAACACAATTTACCTATGATAGAGACATATAGTATAGGATTAGCTGATTCAGAAGATTTGAAATACGCAAAATTAGTTGCAGAACATTTGGGAACAATTCATACGGAAATTATATTGACCGAAGAAAATTTTGTAAATGCTATACCTGAAGTAATATGTGCAATTGAGAGCTATGATACTACCAGCGTTCGCGCAAGTATTGGTAATTATTTATTAGGTAAATATATTTCTCAAAACAGTAAAGCCAAAGTAATTTTTAATGGTGATGGGTCGGATGAATTGATTGGTGGATATTTGTATATGAGTTCTGCACCAAATGCAATTGAATTTGATAAAGAATGTCGCCGTTTATTGGATAATATATATGCGTTCGACGTTTTGCGTTCCGATAAATGTATATCATCTCATGGATTAGAACCAAGAACTCCATTTTTAGACCGTGCTTGGACACAATATTATTTGTCTATTCCTCCACAATATCGATATCATTCCGGTGATTTTTTTATAAATTACCCACAATATAGAAACATGGAAAAATTCTTATTGCGGTTGGCATTTTCACATGAACATAACGAAAATATACATTTATTACCTGAAAAAGTATTATGGAGAACAAAAGAAGCATTTAGTGATGGTGTAAGCGGTCAAAATAAGTCATTGTATGTTATAATTCAAGAACACATTGATACAAAGGTAGATAATTTTAAAGGTTTAAAATTAAAATATAATGCGATGAAGGAAAAAATCGATTGTATAAATACACCAACCACTTCGGAACAAATATATTATCGCATGCTATTTGAAGAATACTATCCTGGATATGCAAATATAGTTCCATATTTCTGGATGCCAAAATATGTTAATGCGACAGATCCAAGTGCTAGGACTTTAGGAATATATAAAGATGCGATGATGTAAAAGTTAAAAAAAATTATATAATATTAAAGTATATTTATAATATTATATAATTTACCGCATATGTCTACTGTACCTGATAATCCGGATAGTTATATAAAGAATCCTACTGAAATGGGTATTACAGATAAAGGTGATGATAAGTCAATCAATAAAACATTGTCTGCATTCAAAAAATATAACAATGCTTTATATTCTGGAAAAACTACTGCTTTTAAGGTAGATACTAAAGGAGAGCCATTAGGGAATCGTTATTTTGCAAAAGTAAGTGGGGTTTATAATGAAGACGGTGAAAAGGTAGATAGATATGTATCGGTCGATAATATGAAATATCCGAAAGATGTAGACCGCAGATTTAATTTACAAAATACTGGTTTGTTGCATTCCGCAAAGGCTACTGTTGATAGTATTAACCCATATTCTTTATTAGATAGTGATAAAATGGTAGAAGTAGAAATGAAAAGTAATGCAGATGGAGATATTGTTCGCCAAACAATTGGTATAGGTGATTATAAGAAAATGGATTGTACTGCTTTTCCAAATCGTTGTAAAACGTATAAAGGAAAAAGTGGATGCGAACCATGTTTTGTTAAAGAAAATGTTAAAGAAAATATGCATGATATGGATCATTCAACTACAAAACACGAACAACATAGATTCCACAATAAACCGTTGGATAAACATCATGATATGAATACCAAATTGTATTATCATGATATTGGAATATCGAGGTCATATCCATTATATTTATATAACATTGGCGAAACCCAAGATGTTTACGAATATGATTCTTCAGATAAAGATTCTGTTATAGAAACGGACGACGGTTCCGATTCTGATAACAACAATAAAAACAATAAAAACAATAAAAACAATATTAACAATCTAAACAAATCTGTTTTAACGTTTTACTTGGGTGGATTAAGTGTAGTTGGATTATATATCGTTTACCGTTTTTTGAATAAACGTAAATAAATATTTACATACATATTGTGATAAATATTTATAGTTTGTAATTATATTCTGTATCTTTTATAAATTTCAAGTGCGACTAATCCACCAAATACTTGTGATAAAATATATGGAATCAAATCATATGCTGGAATTTTATTTAATGAAGCCATTACAACAGTTACTGCAGGATTAAAATAACCTCCTGATATATTTGAAGCTAATAAGATTAGTAATGCCAATGATGCACCGATTGCTAAAGGATTACCTGTAGATAAAAATACATAAACAAAAAATGCTGTTCCTACAAATTCAACTAAATATTTATTCATTTTATTATATATTTATATATGATAAAAATTTAACGACGTCTTGTATGCATTAATGGAACATATGAAGCATGGTTTTGATTACCTCCATTTTTCAAATCATTGTAATTTTTGTTCATAGCACGCTGTTTTCTGTATCTGATATAGTCAGATGAATCTGGAACAAAACGTGGATTGCAAATAGATGCAGGAACACCTGTCGAATCACATTGTTGTCGAATAGCCCCAATTGATTGGCCTCTACCAGGTTTATCCTGATTAACTTGGTTTGATCCGCCACAAGAATAATTTTGTCTGTCTAAAAAATCACCTAAATTATTAACAGCGCGAAATTCACCAATGACTCTTTTTCTGCCGTTGTAGGTTCCTGTAGCATATGCGGTATTCCAAGCTTTACGCACGATTCTGCGACTCATTGCTTGCTCGGAACTCTTAAAATTATTAATTGTTTGTTGTGCTGAAAATCCATTAAATGGTCCACCTAAGTTTGTTTGTACAGTTTGTGAACTAATTGGCGCAATTATTGTCGTCATTATATTGTATATACAATAATAAGGATATTTTTCTCGGGAATTTTACAATTACTCGGAGATATAAAACCATGAACCATGGATATAATATAAATGTTATGTATATATGGATAGATCTCTAATAAGAAAAAATATACGGCGACCAAATAGATTGAGTCATTTATTCACTCGAAGACGTTGGAATAAAATAAGAGATGCCGTAAAAAATAAAATGTATAAAATCAATAATGAAAATTCATTAAATAACATAATACATGAAGCCAATGTCGATGAAAGAGATAATGCAAAATACGTTGCCACTGAAAATGTTCGATATACAAATGAACTTACGCCTTTAATCCATGCTACTGTATTTAATCCTTCGCAAAATATTGATAACTATGGGTATCATGAAAACATAAATTTAGGAGAACCTCTAAAAATCGGAACAGTTGAAGGAGATGTAAAAAATACGTTTTTAACGCGTATTATGAGAAGACGAAGTTTACCACCAATTGAACCAATACCTGTTGAGAATTCACCGACTGAAAGACAAATTAATAGTAAGAATCATGCAGGTTCTAAACTAAACCAAAGAATATCATCTAAAAGAAAAAATAAACACGTTAAAAAAACATACAAAAAGAAAATGTATAAGATATAAAATATTTTATCCAAAGTTATACATATGGAAGATACTGAACCAAATGAAGAGACAAATATGATTCAAAAATCAACGAATCAACACGTGGATAAACTTACTTTAGAACTGTTAATAAATAAGAGTCAATATAATAAATATTTATCTAAATCTGACCCCAAAACATATGAAGAAAATATAGATCATGGTCGAAAACTCAATAAATACAAAGAAAAAATCATGAAAATAACCAATGATTATTGTAATAATCCAAATACACAGATTACAACCCATCTAGATGATATCTTCAATGATTATGTAAGAAGTTGCATTCAATATTTTGAAATGAAAGAATTAGAAAAAAACGACGATTCTTCTTCAAATACTGCAGATGAAGATACTTTATTTATGAATATAGACGAGAATGACGATAATACTAATCATACCAGTTATAAAGAACCTACGAAGTCATTTTGGGGAAAGGGTGCGAAAAAAACGAATTATATGAATTCTGACTTGAGAGCTTTTTCCGGAAAAAGGTGAAAACGTCGATTTGTCTTGAGAATGTGAAAAATTTAATTTATAAACTTAAAATTGTTTTATATACCCATGATAAAAAAAGATTATTATTAATTTCATTCAGTTTTTCAGAATATTCTAAATTATTATAATTATTTGATAAATTATGATTTATATTAATAGTAATTTTTTCTGATATTTTTAATGAATTAAAATCTAGATTTATTTTAAAATCATCAATTATTGATTTATTAAGTTTTTTTAAATCATCATTTAAATTTTCTTTAAATATATTATTAATATACCAACTTATAACTTCATTTAAACCATCGATAAAATTTACTTTTTCACTCCATCCTAAATTAGTTAATTTATCAATTGATACATAATATCTCATATCATTAAAATTTCTATCAGAAACATATGTTAACCATTCATTTTTATTATCATAATGAATAAATTTTAATTTATTTACTAATAAATCAAATATATCCATTACATTATATTCATTAAATGAACCTATATTATATACTTCATTAATGATACCTTTTTTTAAAATTATATCAACAGCATTTGATATATCATCTGTATGAATAAATGTTCTTAATGCAGTACCATTTCCATGAATTGTACATTTTTCATTATTTAATAAATGATTTATAAATTTAGGAATTAATTTATCGTGGTACTGATTTGGCCCATATGCATTATTACATCTTGTTATAACTATTGGTATTTTAAAACTATAATAATATGATCTAACAATAAATTCAGCACCAGCTTTAGATGCTGCATATGGATTAGTTGGATTAAGTAATGATTTCTCAGTACATCCTGAATCGTCTAAACCAACTTCACCATAAACTTCATCAGTAGAAAAATGAATAAATTTATTAATTTTATTATATTTTCTACAAACTTCGAGTAAGTAATTAGTTCCAACGATATTATCAATGACAAATTGTACAGAATTACAAAATGAATTATCAACATGGGTTTGAGCGGCAAAATGAATAACAGTGTCAATATTATGACGATTCATAATATCATATAAATAATCAAAATTTGATATATCAGTTTTATAAAAGAAATAAGAATTATTTATATTTAATGATTTATCAACATTATTAATATTTGAACAATAATCTAATCTATCAACATTAATAATTATTTTATTTGAATAATTTTTGAATAAATAATTAATATAATTTGATCCAATAAAACCACTTCCTCCTGTTATTAAAATATTATCAAAAGTATAATCCATTATATTATTTATTATATTATAAAATTATTCATATATAAACGAATCCGCATTTATATAATACCTTCTTTTTTTAGTAAAAACGATAGTTTGTCTTGAGAAAATGTGTAAAAAATTGAAATGAAAAAATAATAAATATTTACATGCATAAAGTACCATAATTATTATAATTCTCTTCTAAATTCTCTTCTAAAATGCAAACCAGATCCGGAAACGTTTATACATACGCCCTCGCTCGTCCTCAACAAGTTGAGCCAAAAGTGGAAAAAAAGGTCGCAGCAAAAGTGGAAAAAAAAGTCGCACCTAAAGTGGAAAAAAAAGTCGCACCTAAAGTAGAACCAAACGTAAATAATACTACTGTAAATGCATCAAGTAATTCCAGCAGAGCGGGTTTTGTAAGTGTTCGCGGCTCACGCGTAATAAGTGTTTTCATAAAGCCATGCGGAATCTCAGATGAGCTTGCCAAATTCTTAAATGTACCACTTGGAAGTCAAATGCTACGCACTGATGTAAGTAAGTTAATCAATAACTATATTCGAGTGAATAATCTTCAAGATCCAGCTAACGGTCGTGTAATCAATGCCGACGCAAAGCTTCGTAAGCTTCTTAACATAACCCCTACCGACGAACTTACATACTTCAACCTACAAAAGTACATGAAACACCACTTCATACGAAACGAATTAAGTCTCCAATATAAGAAGCGAAACGAATTTTATTAAAAAAGTATTGAATAAACATTCTTGAAAAATCTAACTAAAAAAATACGTATAAAAATATAAACCATAAAAAGGGGTGTATATATTACACCTTTTTTCATTTCAACTGCCTATTAATTTTGTTGTATATCAAAATAAATTCCTTCGTCTTGACCCTCTGGTTTGGAACTAATCATAATATATTTATCATTTTCTTCAAAATTTTCTTCTTTATATTTGTTTATTCTTTTACAATCATAATGTTTATTTAGGGGTGCTTTTAATTTCATAATATATGGATATTGTTTCAATAAATCGCACTCAAAAATATAAAATACATCATATTTGTTGTTTACACTTAATATTCTTTTAGCATCACTTCCTGTTGTAGAATAAGCAATCCATCCGTAGTGTTTACTTTCAAATAATACTATATGTTTTTTTAGCATTATAGTAATAATTTATATAATTTTATATAATTTTCATTAAATATATAAACGAATCAGCATTTATATAATACCTTCTTTTTTTAGTAAAAACGATGGTTTGTCTTGAGAATGTATAAAAAATTGAAATGAAAAAATAACAAATATTTACATGCATAAAGTACCATAATTCTTATAATTCTCTTCTAAATTATCTTCTAAAATGCAAACCAGATCCGGCAACGTTTATAGATACGATGTAGCTCGTCCTACTTTGGAAAAAAAAGTGGAACAACCAAAAGTCGCACCAAAGGTGGAAAAAAGAGTTGAACCAAAGGTGGAGGTCAAGGTTGAACCAAAGGTGGAAGTCAAGATAGAATCAACACTAAATAGCGCAAGAAAATTTGCTAGCGCAAGAGAGTTTGCTAGAAGACCAAGTGGATTTATAATACCATCAAGAATCTCTGATGAGCTTGCCAAATTCTTAAATGTGCCAGCTGGAACTCTACTAGCTCGCACTCAGGTAAGTAAGTTAATCAATGAATATATTAGGAATAACAATCTTCAATCCGCGAATAACAGCCGCGTAATCAATACCGACGCAAAGCTACGTAAGCTTCTTAATGCAAAACCTACCGATGAAGTTACATACTTCAATCTACAAAGGTTCATGAAACCTCACTTCACAAGAGACCAATAAACTCGCTAGTTTCTCATAAAAAATAATATAAAAATCGTTAAACATAGAAAAGTAAAAATGGTGTATATTACACCTTTTTTATTTCAACCTCGGATTTTGCGCGACGGGTTTCATAGTTTTTTAGTGATATAATATTATATTACAAATATATATAGTGTAATATAAAATGTATTCGTTTTTTGGTTTAACATATAACAAAAAAACAAGAAATCAAAATAAAAATCAAAATAAAATAAAAAACAACAAAACAAGGAAAATCAACAAAATGAATTGTAGTCCAGCAGTCGAAGGCAAAACAGTTGCTACAAGCAGTTGTTTGACACCTGAAATTTTATATAAAATAAAGCACGCATATAATAACGATCATTTAACCGATCAAATTACAACTACAAACCCATATGAAATATGGAACGAACTTAAAAATAGATTAACTCTTTGCAATAAAGAGGAATGCTGGTTAAAACAAATCGACGACATTGAAGTGCGTGAAAATATTTATGCGCATATTTTTGCTCCAAAACAGCCACCTGAATGGAAAGAGGATAAGAACGCATGGCTTACTAATTTTGATATTATGGATGTTCTCGAACAATATGAAGACAAGTATAGGAATTTTAAATTGATCGGAACCACATTTATTGACTTTGATTCTAAGATGAAACGTGTTGATCGTTGTGTAGAAGAAGAATTGTGTAAATTCTCATTAAGAGAACATATTAACAATAAAATTACGAAAATCGGAATTGTATTTAATTTAGATAAACATACACAGGGCGGATCACATTGGGTATCCATGTTTATTGATATCAAAGAACAAATCATTTTTTATTTTGATAGTGCTGCGAACAAAACGCCAATAGAAATGCAACGTTTAGTAAAACGTATTATGGACCAAGGCAAAAAATTAAAAAAGCCAATATATTTCAAATATTATGAAAATTACCCTCTAGAACATCAAATGGGAAATACTGAATGTGGTATGTATAGTTTATTTTTCACAATTACAATGATTACAGGAAAAACAGACGGCGTTAAATTTAAAAACAAACAAGAAAAAATCGATTTTTTTAAAAAACACAGAATACCAGATAAACATGTTGAAGAATTAAGAAGTCATTATTTTAATCCTTAATTTCATGATATTTACAGAGAAATAAATAATATATAAAGAAATAAATATTATATTATTTATTAAAAAATCATGGATGCTGAAAATAAACAATCCTTCAAATACACTGCAATCATTGTTGAACCACGTAAACACAAAGCATTAGAATTTGTATTGAATAATATATGTGATTGTTTATCGGATGAATGGGGAATTATATTATTTCATGGTAAAAATAATAGTGAATACGCTCTTGAGATAGTTCATAGATTGAATATTATATTCAAAAATAGAATTTTATTGGTCAATTTATATATTGATAATTTGAATCAACTAACATACAGTCAGTTATTAGTTAATAAAAATACAATATATGACCATATTGATACAGATATATTTATAGTATTTCAAACAGATTCAATAATTTTAAAAGAAAATGCACACATGATAAATGAGTATTTGAATTACGATTATGTTGGATCGCCATGGTTAAAGTGTAATTATGAACCGACAAAAAACTGTGATTTTATTGGAAACGGTGGTTTTAGTTTAAGAAATAAAAAGAAGATGCTTGAAATTATTGAAAAAATACCATACAATAACGAAAACGAAGATTTGTATTTCAGCACACACTATGATAATATTTTGATTAATAAACCTTCATATGAAAAAGCATTGGAGTTTTGTCTAGGGGAAGCGTATAATTATGAAACTACGTTAGCAGTTCATCAATTTTGGCCTGGGAATTTTAGAACAAATGATAATCCTAAACATTTTTATCACAATTTAGTAAAAAAATACAATGATTGTGCAATCTTACTGAGTTTACAAAGCGAATTTTAGAAACCATGCCAAAATACGTCGAATACGTCGTTATTTTAACCCTTAATTTCATGATATTTACCTTCTTCACCACACATATGTTCGTATGATCTTGATATAGAACAATAAGTATATGGTTTACTCTTATTTTTTCCATTCACTAAAAAATGGCGTGTGTATTCTTCGTTTGGAAACAACGAACATTTACCAAATTCACTAAAAGTAAAAAAGAAATCTTTTGTATAATATTTACACTCAATGCATATTTTTGGTTTAATTTTGTGTTTCAAAATTGGCGATACAGTATCGATAATTTTAACAAAATTCTTCATTTTTATTATATTAAAGATATTTTTTTATACGATTATATATAATGAAAACAACAAATAAACATAGAAAATATAAAAAAAATACGAATAAGCGTAGAACTATAAAAAGTAGTAAAAAAACGAAAAGAACAAAAAAAACGAGTGGTGGTGATTCTATTAAAATAGTAGCATATGAATCTTTACATAATCCTAAGACATATTTATATAAAGTAATATCAGAAAGAGATTTTCCCAAAACAGTGTTGGATACGATAATATATAAACCGGTTCGCGACGTAGAAGAGTCATTGGCTGAATTAAATCATAGTACACGTGTAAGTAAAGATGATTTTGCGAAATATCCGAACACAACAAATGAAACCAAAATAAATATAAATTATCCTTTAGACCGAAAAACGTATTCTACTTCTACCGTATAGTACTACCGTAAATACGAACAATTATACAAATTATAAAATAATTGAAATAACATAAAATGTATATTATATAGTATATAATATATGTATTTCACATACATTGCATTTTTTATAGCAATAATTCAAATATATAATTCAATGCCTCGGCGGGTTGTTGGTATTTTACCCAGACTTACCTTTTCCAAAATAGTGAATAAAATAGAATATACCGCGAATCAAATTATTATTCATAACCATGAAAAAACACAATCTACAAATTTCAATGATAAGCAAAAAATGTTTTATTTGGAAAAAAATGAATTTATTAAAGATAAAAAAATGATGTCGATTTCTCCTGCTGGGTTTAAAGGATTTTATTTATTAGGTATTATTACATACATTAAAGAACATTACGATTTATCAGAATTCATTTTCTCAGGTGCATCTGCCGGAGCATGGATTTCAATATTATTATCATACAAAGGAGATACTACAAATCTATTTTCAAGGATTGTAGGAGAAAATATGGTTTTTCCAAAAGATTTAACTATCCGCGAATTTGAAAATAAAATAAAAACCAATATATTAACTAATTTTAATGAAACGGATTTTGATTTAAGGCGCGTATTTATCGGAGTTACTACAGTTAATAATTTTAAATTACAAACAAGTATTTATTCGAATTTTAATGATTTAGAAGACGCGTTAGATTGTTGCATTGCAAGTTCACATGTACCATTTATTACTGGTGGGCCTATAAATAAATACCATGATATTATATCGTTTGATGGTGGATTTAGTAAATATCCATATTTAGATATAGTTAAATCGTCTTTGCATATTACACCAAGTATATGGAGACCTGACGTACCTACAAAGTATATTAAAAAAATTAGCGATTATACAACTCTTTTATCCAAAGATAAGTACAATTTTATGGAATTATTCGAAATGGGTTATAATGATACCAAGAATAACGCAAATGTATTAGATACTCTATTCTATAATTCCCCGAGTACGGATTTTATTTATGAAAAATAGAAAAATGAGAATATTGAAAAAATATATAGATAAATAATTTTATGTAATGTAAGAAAAAATTATATAAAATTATTTGAGAATGGCTCTTTATATTCATGAAGGGAACCAACGGATTTTATGGTACACAATTAAAAGTTTGCCTATGTTTACTAGTAATGTTGCAGACGAAGAGAAGACTATATGGTTCAAAAAAATAGTTGGTTATATGTATGAAACGAATAAACATCGCAAGTTAACAAATATTCAATTACAAGAATTGAACAAAGATACGATCAGTTATATGATTAAACAACTACAAATTATTCAACGTAATCGGCAAAATGCCGAATATTATAGTAATTCTAATACTAATACTAGTTTTACAAATAGTTTGCAATCATCCAATTTAAATGCATCATCAAAACCCAACCCATTTTTAGAACCATCCGCATCTCATCGCATGGAAAGCAAATCAGAATCATATTCTAAACAATTTTTAGAAAGACAAAAAGAGTATGAAGATATGAATCGCAAAATAGAACCAACTCATCCAGTATTTCAAGAACAACTCGAAGATGGAGCAATTGATAACATGGAAGAATTAGTTAAACAACATTTAAAACAGCGTGAATTGGATATTGAAAATATTAAGCAGGTTAATTATGATGTTCCGCAAAAAAAGTCGATTAAAATTGTAGATGATAAGATATTTATCCCTACAAAACCAATTGATTTGCCAATTGAAGAATTATCTGATAATTTACAACCAAGAAAATCAGTTAGATGGAATATGGAATATTCGAATAATAATAATAATGATAATAACGATAGTGGAAAGCAAGAAATAACTGAATTAAGAACTACCGTAAATATTCTTACTAGCACAATTCGTGATATGCAAAAAGAACTAAATGAATTAAGACAAAAAGTAAACGAGCAGTATATAACTACTGCAGTTAAAAATGATATCATATCAAAAGCCGGTTATGGTGATACTATACAAGACGATGTAGTTGCTGAACCAAAATTTATTTCAGAACAAAACAATATAGAAGTTATTAGTCAAATTATATAAAGTTAAAATAAAATGACTATTCCAAAAATAATACATCAGCTATGGATAGGTCCAAAACCGATGCCTTCAAAATTTATGGATACATGGCGAGATAAACATCCAGACTACGAATATATTCGATGGACTGAAGCTGAAATTGCTAGACGTGGGATTCAATTCGAATGCCAGCACCATATCGACCGCATGTCCGAAATAAATGGTAAAGCCGATATAATCCGTTGGGAAATATTATATCATTATGGTGGTATTTTTTTAGACGCAGATTCTATTTGCATAGAACCATTTGATGAATCTTTTTTATCAAAAGATGCATTTGCTGGATTTGAAAATGAAAATGTTCGCAAAGGATTAGTCGCTACTGGAACTATGGGATTCATACCAAAACACCCATTATGTAGAGCTGCAATTGATTGGATGCTTACAAACGATAGTTGTCCGGAGACATGTGGACACCGTGCTTGGTTTACGGTAGGACCAGGATTACTTACCCGATTACTTGAAACTGGAAAATATTCATCTTTTATGGTGTATCCAAGTTATTCTTTCTTACCTATACATTTCACAGGAGATAGATACAATGGACATAAAAAGGTATATGCATACCAAGAGTGGGGTTCTACAAAACAAAATTATGAAATTATGAATCAGATAGAATTACCGGATGAATTTAAATACCCTACTGAATGGGTATCTGTATTGATTCCTAGTTATAATACTAAACATATGTATATACATGAGTGTTTAGAATCCATTAAAACCCAAGTAGGACATTTTGGAATAGAAATAGTATGGATCAATGATGGGTCAGATGATTTATCTACGCGATTACTCGAAGCTGAACTTGATAAATTCAAACAAACTACACGATGGACAAAAGTTGTATATGAAAAAATGCAAACTAATTGTGGTATAATTGTATCGTTGAATAGAGGTATTGAGTTATGTTCAAATGAGATTATTTTAAGGATGGATTCAGATGACATTATGCATCCCGATAGAATTAGTAAGCAATTACAATTTATGAAATTACATCCTGATTGTATGTTATGCGGTTCAAATGTTCAAATGTTTTCTGAAAATCCACAAACAAATGTGAAACAATTTCTTCAAATTACAAATCATCCTCAAGTTATTACGTTGGATGGATATAAATCTATGAAACCACATTGGTTTATGAATCATCCTACTTTATGTTTTAATAAAAGCGCGATTGTATTTGTTGGTAATTATAATACTGAAATGGTTCTATGCGAGGATTTTGAATTGGAGTTGCGCGTATTAAAAAAATATGGCGTCTTATATAACATTCAAGATCCTCTTGTATATTATCGTATTCATCCAAATCAACTTACATATAACGGTACGTCTAACACAAGTGAATTAAATAATAAACGATTACAAGTAATTGAACGCGTTATTAACTCATAAACGCTGATAAAAATATTATATTATACCCATTGTAAAATATAATATAGGCGTATACATACAATCATTCTTTTTTTGTAGAATCAACCGGGTTAACTGGTGGATTCTGTCTCTGTGTAAGTATATATTCACCACATGGACCACAATGATCTTCATTTGATAAGTCGATTTTTTTATTCATCTTTTTTTTGCAGTAGTCAATATTCCATCTTCCCAATATTCTTGGTGGTTCATTTTTTATAAACTGTTTTATCGTTTTTATTATGAATCTCATGGTTTCTTTATTACAATAATGTAATATAACATATTTTTATTTTTATGTCATTTTAGTTTAGATATTATATCATTCTATTTGGGTCTTATCCAAAACAGTTTCTTTGGATATGTTTTTTATAATCTTGGGATAAAATGATTCACGATTGTATCCTGCCATTGTATTTTTTGTCATAATTAAGCATTTTTCAGAGAACTCGGAGTTAATATCTTGGTATTCAGGATTCGATTCTTTCCATTCGTTCAATACGCCGATCCCTTTATAACTTACATTTTGAATTGCTTTATTTAATTTTTCTTCTGAATCTTCTTTTGTCCATTTGTTATCATATTTAACATACAATGTTTCACGCTTCGTATCGGTACAGTGTATTGGTCGTTCATAAACACTTAATTGTTTCATATTATCCAATATTATCTTTGATATTCCATCTACAAAACCCAATTCTGCATTGTTCTCCAAATCCATGTGAGATACTTCAATGTTTTCTATAAATTCAGGTAAGTTAATCGCATCTTTGCATTTTTCGTTCAAAAAGAAATTAATATTAAACCGATGATTGTTAACATTTCCATGTATTATATTACTTGTATTTGATACTGAAGCTATATTTTTATTGGATTCAATGATCTTTGTATTTTGTTCTACCATAACTTTAATCAATTCTTGGGTTTGTCCTACAAAAAAATTGCGCAGTTCTTTGTTCTCCACTAACATTTTATTTATTACATCCAAATATACCAATGTATCTGGTTTCGCAGTTTCTTCGTTATTCGCTGGCTCTTTACTTATATTATCTTTATTATGATCGATTTCTTTTATTATATGAGATTTACTTAAAAAATGTTTGCTCAATATCGCCTTTTTATTGAAGGAAATATTACAAATTTCACAATCAAATGTGTTCGGTTTCTTAAGTTCTCCGTTATTAAGTAAATGTTTATTTGTCCCAAGATGACGTTTCAAATCTTTTTTACTGCTATATTTGACATTACAAACATTACAATATAGTTCTTCACAATTCAATTTAGAATTTGTAATATGCCGTTTAGTTAATAAATGTCTATCATAGTTATCTTTTCTTACAAATTCTACATTACATAGAGAACATTGATATTGATTTCCTCTTTTTTGGGGGTCATTTTCGGCATAATTTACTCCAATATTATTACCCGATTCGGTTATTTTTTTGGGGTATTTTTCGGAGGTACTTTTTTCATTTTCGTTTACATTGCACGTTTTTTCACTGCATTTATCATAACATAATTTTTGTTCAAAAAATATCACCTCATTTTTTCTCCTAAATATTTCACCCATTTACAATAATGTCCGATTTTTTTTTGGCCAAAAATTGAGGGAAGCCATTTTTTGACCATTTTTCCAAAAAAATGTTATGGTAAGGACCATTTGTAAAATACCCAGTATATTACCATGTATGGTAAGAACCCGAAAAATGCCACTTTTCTGAAAAAATGGAAAAAAGTCCTTGAAAAAGTATTTTCATAAAATAAAAAAAGGACATTTTAAAAATGTCCATTTTCAAAAAAATTCTATTAATAATAGACCCTACTTTTTTACTATGGAGAACCTTGATTTCTAAAAAATACCCGTTTTTGATGTTTTTTCAACTATTTTTATGTAATTCTCAGAAAGTTGGAAAGTACCTGTTTATTTTTTTCTTCATACTCCATGGTTTTCAAATTGGCATTGTATTGTTTTTTCATTATCATTTTCTCATGCTCTTTTTGTTGCATTTCCATCATTTTTTCTGCCTGTGTTTTTTCCAATGGCGTAAGATTCTGATTGCCGCGTTCTCTCATAAAGTGGTCTACTGAACTATACTGTGGAACCTTTTGGAAATCTTTTTCGCTTACTGCTAATACGGTTTGATCTTTATGAACTTTCCTCAAATCATCGTATTTCAATTTACTAAATGGATCGCATACCACATACGAATTATCATCTTCGTCGTCATATATATTGGTTCCACTTCCACTATTTAATGATTGCACACCTTTATATTGTACCATACCCATATTGCGTTGTTTAATTGTATCAAATACTTGTCCCATGTTCTGAGTAGATACCTTTTCATTTATATCAAATATAGGGTCTTCTTTCTTAAACCATTCATTACGCTTAGGATCAGGTGCAGTTTTCATATTTTGCTCAAACATTTCATTAAATTTATTTTGAAATTCGGATTTTTTCATATTTTTTATTACTTCATTCACCTGTTTGGACTTTTGCTGAGATGTATTCATTGGTGAATATTTAACCTCTTCTGTAGGAACTGCGCGATTTTGACGTGTTTTTTCTTCATAAAACTGGACAATTACTTCAAATGCGCGTTTATAGAAAATGAAATAATCCGATGACAGGCGTGATTTATCTGGATGAAGCATTAATACCTTTTTTTTCGCACGTTTAACCCCTTCCATATCAAGGTCATATGTTAAATCAAACAATCCTAATAATTCTTCCAAAGAATACATGTTTATGTTTAAATTGTGTTGACTTTGTGTTTGATTACCTGACATTATATATATTATATGTTAAATCTATTTTCTATTTTATTTCAGCACAAAATAGAAAATACACAGTATATTTAATTTTAATATTTGAAAACGCCAAATTGTGCAGGGTAATGTTTGGCGCTTATTTGTGGGACATTTGCAGCACCACCTCCACGTACCCTACGTAATGCTTCTCTTGCGGTATTTGTATCTACAATGTCTTTGAAAGAAGTTGGTCCATTATTTACGTTTGACATTACGGCGCCACTTGCGTTAATTCTACGGTTTTTTGCTACTTGTGAAGCATCACGATTACCACCAATCCATTTCTTTTGATAAAATGTTTTTGGTCCATCAATTACAACTTGATTATTACTTAATCCTAAAGTCTCACGTTGCATAACAGATTTACCTTCTTGTTTTATAGCAAAATTATTTTTTGGGATGTATGCTTTCTGGAAAATGCGTCTATTCATTTCAAATGAAGCATTATTATCACTGGTTAGGTCTTTCATTGGCATTCCCATTTTAACATTTGAGATACCATTATTAATTTCAGTTTTTGTATATGCTTGCATAATATATTTGTAATATATATTACAAATATAATATATTTTATCGAAATCAAGTTATTTTATAGGAAAAATGTATATAAAAACTATACTTTATTATAATTTATAAACCAAAATGGCTACAGATCTTACCTTCACTGATAATATCGATTCATTCAAAACTGACATTTTACAAAATAATCCCGGATTAGTTATTTTAAAATTTTCAGCGGAATGGTGCGGCCCATGTAAACAAATTGCAAGCCATGTACACGAATGTGTTGATACATTACCAGAGAATGTACTTTTTTATGAAATCGATATCGATCAATATATTAAAGTATATGGTCATTTTTTAAATAAGAAAATGTTGAGAGGAATACCCGCAATGTTATGTTGGGAAAAACGTAATAGAACACTAATTCCAGATGATTCAGTAAATAGTTCATCTATTTCCGAAGTAAATCAGTTTTTTGAAAGATGTGTTGAATTGTTAGACTAAACTTTTTCTAATGTAATTTACTTTCTACGTTTTGTCTTGTTTTTTTTATCTTTTTTGGATTTGGATTTCTTAGATTTCTTGGATTTTGTTTTTCTCTTACTTTTTCCACCTATAAATGGATTTTTATTTTGATTTTCTACTGGTTTTTCTGCATTTGATGAAAAAATACTAGTACTTGGTTGACGTTGTTCTTCGGCTTCTTCTTCTAATCGTTCACGTTGTTCTTCGGCTTCTTCTTCTAATCGTTGACGTTGTTCTTCGGCTTCTTCTTCTAATCGTTGACGTTGTTCTTCTGCTTCTTCTTCTAATCGTTCACGTTGTTCTTCGGCTTCGGTTTCTAATCGTTCACGTTGTTCTTCGGCTTCTTTGCTAGAAGTTTCTTCTGTAGTACTGTCATCTTGAAATGTTATGTATGCTAATACTAATGTAGTTAATCCAATTAATCCATATGTAATTACTGGAACACCATTAATTGATGGTAATTGTACACTTGTAGCCATTTATATAATATAGATAATATATATTATATAATTATTTTATTACAGAGGTCTTGCATAACCAATAACTGCACAGGCTATTCTTTTCCCAGAATTACCTGTAATTAAACTAGCTTCATTATTACCTGTTCCTAAATCATCTGGATCCTCATGAATTATCAATCCTCGGCCAATAATATTTGATTTCGATCCACGTAATTTTATTTGATTATCTGTAAAATTATAACATGCATCACCGTTTCCATTTGCATATATATTACCTAAATCGCCCAAATGGCGGTTTTTTGAATCGATACCGCCGTGTGTTTTGTTAAATGGATTGAAATGTGCGCACATAGATTCACACTCTTCCGACATATCACCGTATGTATGTATATGAAACCCATGGATTCCATTTTTCTTCAATCCAGTTATATCCAAATCGACGATTATATTCCCATCTTCTTTGTTCTCGGTAAATACAACAGTACCTTTCACTTTTTTTCCTTGGAAAACAGCAATCGCTCGCATTATAATAAAATATATATGATATGTTTTTATTATATTTATAAACTATTCTATGGTTTACCAATCTCCATGTAAGTTCAACCCTCCAGCAAATATATTCGGAGCTATGCTATCTTGATTGAATTCTTTATATTCCTCTAAATGCGCTATTTTTTCATATTGAGATACGGTATCGGACTCCAATGTTTGTAATAATTTTTGTTTTTTTTGTAGTATCATAAGTGCGAGTATTATATCCATTTCCGATTTTGGTACATACGATTTTTCCATTATATTTGTTCCAAAAACACGTCCTCCATAAATTAAATATAATGGATCCGTAATTGAGTAATTTTTCATGTAATTTATATTCGGGCGTTCATCTAGTCCATAATTATAATTTCGCGATAATGGTAAATTGCGTTCATATATTTCTAATCTATCTATTGGTATTGACGATGGTGTTATTTCTTTAGAAAAATCATATGTATTTATTACCATACACATTAATAAAATTGAACCAATCATTTATTATATTCTAATAACATTATAATTTTATGTTATTTATACTAATAGTATAACTGGAATACATGTATAATGAAATGACGAATACCATGTACATAAAACATAGAGACAAACGAATCATAGATTTCAGAAATGAAACACAGACAATACCGGAAGAGTTTATAGAAAACGTACTAATACGCAAAATGATATTGGCATGTGGTGATGGTTATCAACAACCTAGGTTTGGCATACCGAATGATATACAACAAATTTTGGATTTGGATGCTTATACAAATGCAAAACAATATGTTAATTTCGATGATCTAAAACACGACGATTACGATAGAAAATATTTTAGAAATTATAATATATTTTGTTGTTCTTATGATTATAATGAAAGAGGATTACACAAGAATATAGAATATCTAAGAAACCATCCAGAATTGAATATTTTGTTGTGTTTATTGGATATTACAAATGAGACCGAACTAGCAAAATTTTCAGAATTATTTCAAAATAGTATAAGAATGACTGATACAGATGATATCCGAATCTATATCCCTTCGAATATAGCATATAATATTTTAATTGAAGGTGGTGTATGCTATTCATGTTCAGCTTATGCGAATAAACAACATTATAACAATGTTAATTTCACTATAATATCAGACCGTAAATACGCAAAAGTCGTTTTTCCGAAAAAAACGAATCCCAAATAAAAAATAACCTTACCGATATCTATATGTATATACATATAGTACATAAAAAAATATTTTACTCAGACGGATTGCGTAAAATATGCATTCTTTCCTGTTGCTTTTCACTCCATCGTGCCTTTTCTTCCGGTTTAAGAGAAATATGTTGATGTCTTTCGAATGCTTCGGGCGAATCATAATATACTGTAGTAGCCATTGAATTGTCTGCAAATACTGGCATTCTTGCCTTAAAAAATAAATCTTCATCATATGAACCTACCTTTTGATTACATCTTGAACCAGTAATTGCATCGCGAATTTTAGCACCGGGAGTACTATCTGTAGAATAAACTTCTAATTTAACACGTTCATTATTTTCATTGTATGTATAAAAACATCTATATCCAGGATCAGACTTTTTAATATCGTCTAACATTTTTCTTCTACGAGCACGCTCGTTTTTATTCGTATACGATCGACTAATGATAGTTTCATCTTCATCTGATAATAGATCATGGTCAATGGCGCCATCGTCTGCAACTGGATGATAAATATCGTCGTAATACATTATAATAAATAGATCGATGAAGCGGTTTAAATGTGTAAAAATTTAATTAGCAAATGAGCTTGTGTATCTTTTACTGTTATACTATATATTACGGTGTCTTTTTATGTTGTTTCGCAGAATATATTTTGATAAATATATTTAGTAGTAGGTAAAGCGTATGTTATGTCTGTAAAAAAATAGTAATCTATTATAAGATTAGTATATTTTGAAATTTGAAATGTTAAATACAGAACAGAACGTAGAAGAACCAAAATTAAATATAGAAAATAATGGCGAAATATTATCATCAGTATATGGTGCAATTATATCACAGAAATCAAAAAAAGACTTTGTTAATACACATCCAATAAAAATATCAAAACAAAACATGGTTCAATACATTTTGTCTATGTTAAATTATGTAGTATTAATGTTATTTGTTCCATACACTCCAATGTTAAATAGTGTAATATTGTCAAAAGTATATTGGATTGCATTAATTATCGCATTTGCATATTTTGTATATAATATAATTTTAACGTTTTCAATAAAAAATAAAATGTATGTATCGAGTGTAATTAAAGCATGGATTATGATGTTTGCTGTATTAGTTTACTGTATGGTAATAAGAAAATAGAATTATATGTGATAACTGCAACCATTATACTATGTCCAATTTATAGTTTTGTAAGAATATATGAAGTGCTTCATTATCAACCTCGTCTTTCATATTTAATTCAATTTCGTCTGCATGTGGTTTTCTTCCAGCATGCTCTACAAATTGATCGACGTATTTATCCAACATATCCATATTAAGTTGCATTCTATTTGCATGTTCTACCGCATCTTTTTCTAATATACTTAGACGCTCTTTTTGCTTCTTTTCTTCTTGTTCTCGCTCTTTATGCAATCGTTCTAATTCCATTAATCTGTGGTGTTCTGTTTCTACCCGTATACGAATTCTCTCGGCAATTTCATGCTCATCAAACGATGGCATTTGTTGGATTACGTCTTCCTTGTTTTTATCTGGATCTTCTAAATACCAATGATGGCGACTGTCTTCTGCGCTTACAATAATATTACATATATCGGGTTTACGTAATTTTTCGAAACGTTCTCGTTCTTTAGTTCCAACTCTACCTTGAAATGTAGAAGTAAATTCAGCAATTGCATTCGGTGTAATCGCTGGACTTGTCTCCATCAAACGGTCATACTCCATGCGGCATATTTTTAAAAATGAACCAGCTTCAGTTCTCTCTGCAGGATCTTTTGATAATTCTATGCGAATATTACGCGCAAATTTATCCCATGAAATTGCTGAAACACGATGTGCTTCATTTAATTCTGAAATTTTCAGATACTGTTGAATTGTAGTAAGAATACCAATCGCGATATTTATACTACCAATTACAGCAGGAGCAAATGCTTGCAAATCAGTTGGTAAACTTGCTTGTGCAAACGATGCTGTACCACTGATTGTTGATAAAGTAATCGCTGGTATAGTAAACCATGCGTGGGCTACAGATAATTTACTATGACATTTTGAATGCAACCATTTATAACATTGAGCTGTATCACACCATTCGACTAAAATGGATTCGTTTTCATTAGACCATTTAATAACTTTTCCAGGCGGTCTTTCTGGAGCACTAGCTGAGGTAGTTTTGTTTTCGTTCACTTCAGATCCAGTTTCACTTGCTTTTGGTTTATTTTCCATAATAACGAAATATATACAATATATACAATATATATAATATAAATAGAATAGAATAGAATAGATAGTCGGTTAAATAAAAATAAATTATTTTTCTAAAAATAACGCGCGCAATATAACAATTATTATACAAAAATAATTGTTATTTAATCAATTCTCTTAGCAGTAATCGATATATTATCATGTGTTGATGAATATATTGCTGAATCAATCTCTGGATTAGATACTTCAGATACTTCAACTGCCACGTTATTTAGTGAAGTTTCATCTACATGAGATGGATTAACAAAATCATCCAATGCAATGCTTTTTTGGATGTTATTATAAGATATATCTGATATATTTGATATATTTGATACATGCAGTTCTTCTTGATTTTCATTCGTTTGTGTCTCGATATCCACATTAATGTGAGAACATGAACTTTTTTTACTTTGCAATTCAATAACTTCTTCTAAATTTTGAATAATCGTCTCACTACCACTCATCAATTTTGCGGATTCTTCCAATAAATGTTCAATTTCTATATCAGTTGTTTCTAACAAATCAACGTTTTCTAAATCAAACACATCTGTATTATTATTACCATACATACGTGTTATACTGCGATGATTGATGAGTACCTCATCTTCAATATCGCGTATAAATCCGTCCATTTTAATTAATAATTTTGTCAGATAACTTTTCTGTGAATTATGATAAAATGCCATGTAGTTGGAATATAATCCAATCTGTTCTTTGATTAGTACGTTCTCATAAGAAAGAGTATTTATAAAGCTTGTAATGGAGAACCCTGCGTGAATTCTATCATTGTGTTTGTGTATATTTTTCTGATTAGATACATACAACATATAAACCTCATTTATTACAGCTAATATATCAGCGTGGATTTTAATTACATCTTCTATTTTGTATTCCAAAAATGGTTCTAAATCTTTGTATATTGGAAATTGGTCGGATTCGCGAACCAATCCGGGAACTTGGATATTGTTCTCCTTACACTGCATCAAAATAATATTGAACAATTTATAATAATCGCCATATATACGGTTATGAATTAACGCACACATACGATGAAACTGTTCCATCTCTACATGGAGAACTTTATATTGGAAATAGAAGGAATCTAAGCAAAATAGGAATATTTTCTTTGAGTTATGTTTAACTAGTTCATTGTACTGTTCTTTTAATTGTTTTAATTTTTCATCTAGAGCGGTTTTCTTATTCATGATTTCAGTACTTAAATGAATAATTTCATTGAATTCACCCTCCAATCTAGATATATTGTGCATATTGTATAAAAACATGGGAGTTTTATTATATTATTTATTCATATTTTATTATGTATGAAAAATTGAAATAAATTTGAAATAATCTTGATAAAATGTATACTTTTACTGATTACTATAAAAAATAATGGATACAATACAACAATTAGGGTTTAAGTATAACAACAGTTTTGAAATAAATATTTTCAAAATGTTGAAGCATTCAATACGCAATTGTAAAAAGTTAAACGAATATGAAATGCTTGCTATATCCAGATTATCTGACGATGAAAAAATGGAAATTATACAATTATATAATACGGTGTTATCTAATATAGTAGATGATATACCTAACCAATAAAAAAGAACTAAGTCTTTTTATATTTTTAATTTTTGGGGTTTTATACAAATATGACTACAAATATGAATAAATCATACAAACGGCGTTATAACATGTATTCTCCTCGCATTTGTGTAAAGCACGGCGAACCAATAAACCGCGTTCTTGTAAATATTTTTCAGCATATTTAATTACTTTTGTAATAGTCGGTTTCATGATACGAACAAGACCTTTTGGAATAGTTGGTTCATTCAATACTCTATTACCAGCATCTATATATGTTCTCATAAAACTTACAATATATTCTTCTTTTGCATATGCATGAAACAATTCCTTGCTTGAGTAAATGAGTTTATATAACTCTTTTATGTTATTTGCTTTTTCAGTAATATTTGCAGTCGGTTTATTTGCCAATAATACTATTTGTGTTTTTGTCTCTATATATTTACGCTGATCTCTTTCGTAAATTCTGCTGCTGCGACGACAAGCCATGGTTAATTTAAATATTTGAATAGTACATTAATATATGTATAGTTGTATATTTTCAGTAAAATAAATCAATTTTGTATGAATTCAAGATAAAATTATTTATACGATAATATATATATGAAAAAATATATGAAAAAATATATGAAAAAATATATGAAAAAATATATGAAAAAAAATAAGCATACTAACAAAAAAATATCGAGAAAAAATCGTCGCAGAACAAAACGAATGCGTGGAGGTAAATTTTTAGGCAATATGTTTGGTAATCTTTTTGCAAAAGATGAGGGCAATAAATATTATTATAAGACAAATATTAAAGTTAAAGATAAAGAATATGAAATAAACTATTTTACACCAAATAATTTTTTACTTGTAAAAACAACCGACCAAATAAAAACACCGAAATTTTTTCTTTATCTGGATAAAAATGCAAATACCCATGCTGATGTCATAATGAAAATTGATAAATATGTAGTTAACAGCATTGTAAAAATAAAAAATAATTGGTATGTAATAACGCGCACTTTGGAAAATATAACGAATTTGAATATCAAGTCGGGTTATTATAAAATTAATCCAGGAATATTGTCCAATGATAATGAAAAATTATATATTACAGAAAACAAATACAAAATAGAAGAAAACTCAGTCATATTGAATGAATCAACATATAACCCTGTAAAAGATACCGATGATGCATTTGGGATATTAGTTAACTTTGAAATTCAGCAAAATGTTAAAGCCGGAATTAAAGAAGATGCCGGGTTAATCGGCCTTTTCGCCATCGACGATGTATTATAATAATACAAAAATGCGCGTAATACAAATTAAAGTATTTTTCTACAATACTATATAAAAATTTATTGTGAAAAGTTATAAAATGGCCGAAGTTATAATTCCTGAAAATTTCAAATCGATTATAGTAGATTTTACTAATGATTTATCAATTACTTTTCCAGAATATTCGAATCTGTGGGATAGATGGAAAACTGGTGATGAAGCCATGTATAAAGAGTTATTCGAACATTGTTTAACAAGTTTTCCAGAACGTTTTTTTGATATATTATACCAAAATGTAGAAATATTTGAAACAACAAATGAAACAAATACCGTTTTCTTACCAAATATTGATTTTAAGCTATTATATAATTGTCCAGATGTAAGTGAAAATACCAAAAGAACTATTTGGAAATATTTACAGCTATTATTATTCACTGTTGTAGGTTCAGTGAAAGATAAATCTATTTTTGGCGATACCGCGAATATGTTTGACGGCATTAACGAAGAAGATTTGCAGGAAAAATTAAAGGATACGATGGAAGGTATAACTAATTTCTTTGAAAATATGGGTGTTAATTTAGATGAAACTGCGGAAAATAAAGAAGCTACCGACGGCGATTCTGAAGAACAAAAACACGAATTCAAGTTTGATCCAAAAGAGGGAATGCCTAATATTGAAGAACTACATGAACATTTAAGAGGATTATTTGATGGTAAGATCGGAACATTAGCAAAGGAGTTAGCAGAAGAGATCTCAGGTGAATTTTCGAATATTTTAGGTGAAGATTTTGCAGCAGATGGTGAAAACTCAGCACATACAACACAAGATGTATTAAAGAAAATGATGAAGAATCCAAAGAAAATGATGGATCTAGTTAAAACAGTAGGTGATAAATTAAAAAACAAAATGGATAGTGGTGAAATCTCAAAGGATGAGATTATGAAGGAAGCAACTGATATTTTAGCAAAAATGAAGCAAATGGGCGGAGGAAGTGAATTAAATGAAATGTTGAAAAAATTTGCAGGAGGTATGGGTGGAATGGGTAAAAACATGCGTATTAATACAAGTGCATTAAATCAAATGACTAAAAAGGAAGAAATGAGGCAACGTATGCGAAGTAAAATAGAGGCAAAACGTCAACAAATGCAAATGTCAGCAAATGCAGCAAATGTTGTTATCGATCAAGGTTCCGCTCCAAATAACTATGTATTTAGAATGCCAGGAGAAGAACAACAACAGAGAAGTAGCGTGCCATTAACTGACGAAGAACTTGTTGCCGCATTTTCAAGTACTGATAATAAACAACCACCAAATGAAGGAAAAACGAACAAGAAGAAGAAAAAAAATGGTAAAAACGGAAAAAAATAGACTAGACCGAAATAAAAAATAAACCTATATTATAAATTATAGCAATGAATTTGTTAAAATTTATAAACATTCCTGTATTTATTATTAGTTTTGCAATTGGTATTTTTGCAGTTTACATTACTACACAAGATGCTAGTCGTAAAATTTATGTATACCCTACACACGAAAATGCAGATATTCTTCAATATAAGGACAAAACTGATACTTGTTTTTCAATTGTCGAAGAAGAGGTATCTTGCCCAGAAAATCCAAAAAAAATATCGAAAATACCTGTGCAAGCATAATTTATAATATATTATATTAACATATCATATACTATAAAATGATTAATGTTAAGAGATTAGTTAATACTCCACTTGGACGTTTTTTCATTTCTGTAATATTAGGTTTAGGATTAGCTACATTTTTTAGAAAAGTGTGCAACGATAAAAATTGTATTGTGTTCAATGGACCGATTATTAGCGAATTCGATGAAAAAATATATAAATATGGCGAAAAATGCTACAAGTATTCTACGGTTCCGGATAAATGCGATAAAACAAAGAAAATAATTAATGTATCGGCGAATGACAAAGAAAATGCCCCTAGTATGCCATCCATTTTAGGAGGAAAGTAGTTAAATTGTATATTGGTTGTACATTGGTTGTATATTCGTTGTATATTTACTTTTAACATGGATTCGTATAGTATATATATTTAAGTTAAATGGAAGGTACTACACGAATCGTTGATTTACCAGAAAATATTACAGTTCAAATGGTGCCAGGGAATGCACAATTTCAAGGTGGAAACAACAGTGGTATTTCAGGCGGATATAATAACTCATTTGATAAACCACCAACTACAAATTACGCACCAATGAACGTACATCCAAACCCATATGGCAATTCAATACAACCAAATATTATGCCATTGCCACAGGATACGCAAAATTATGGACAGGGACAAGGACAGAGTCAAGGGCAGGGCCAAACAAACTTTTTACCACCAGAACAACATGCAATGTTGCAAAATATGCCACAAGTTCGTTTACCGTCGCGCGATATTCCTATGGACCAAACCAATTATCAAAATGATGAAGAAATACAGCCAAATTATATTCCAAGACCAAAACTTACAAAAGATTATGTTAAACAATATGAATATGAAACTGACGAAAATATTCGTAAACATGAGAAAGAAAAGAAAAAAGCCAACGCAATTGATCGACTTCTTTATGATTTACAAATACCAGTATTAGTATCTGTTTTATTTTTCTTTTTTCAAATGCCAATGATTAATACTATGTTTTATAAAAATTTTTCATTTTTAGCTGTTTATAATTCAGATGGTAATATTAATTTTTATGGTATTTTATTAAAAAGTATGTTATTTGGATCAATATTTTATTCTCTACAAAAAACAGTTAACTTTTTAACCGATTTCTAGATTTTGTTATTCTTCATATAATAACATAAAAATTATTTTTATTATATGATGTTTTTGCTAATGATAATTTATTTATTTGACTTAGTAGATTTGGTTGACTTAGTAGATTTGGTTGACTTGGTTTTTGTTGACTTAGTAGATTTGGCTGACTTGGTTTTTGTTGACTTAGTAGATTTGGTTGACTTGGATTTCTTTGACTTGGATTTCTTTGATTTGTTCGCGCGTTTGCTTTTTTTTCCACCAAAATTGGTTTGTCCACCGAATCCAAGTGCGAAACTGTCGAGCATAATTTCGCGTATAACAGTATTCTTTAATTTGACAACTTGCAATGGTTTTCTGCAGCTGCCACCTTCAACCGGGTCTAAAAAATATTCTCCCATTAAGTTGTTTGTATCCTCGTTGGCCTCCTGGATGTCCCGGTTGGAAAAATTGTCCTGCTGACCGTTTGCATTTATCCGAGAAAGCGCGGTAACCACATCTTCAGTTCGCTTCTCTCTCATTTGTAAATTGCGACAGGCGTTGCCGTCGCACCATGAATCAATGATAAAGCATCTTGTTTCATCTTCGGGTAAAACATAAATGAATGAATGATGTATCGTGTACGAGAGACCTTGGGTAAGATCAATAAATGATATCATGTTGATACCTGGTCTAAGACGAACCCTATTATTTTCTACATCAAAGTCTTCGGTTTCAAATTTTTCGAAATAGTCGTCATTGTTTGATAACCATATATCTATTCCTGTTCGTCGGTCAGCATGATGACTCCAAATAGGAGCCATCGCTTCGTTAATTCCATTGCACATCGATTCTGCAGTCATATATGCATTACCATCTGGGCCTACAATTTCTTTGCGATTCAACATGCCTGCCAACTGTTCAGTACTCGAGATATGGAGAATATCAAGAAACATCATCGATATTGCCATGGTTGGAGCAGTGTAAGCACAGCAGTAAATATATTGTGTATTCGGATTACCAGTTCTTCCTCTGAATTGGCGATTCCGTTCACATGCGCGTGTCATCAACATTGCACACTCAAGCATGGATTCTTCTGCTCCCTGAACCTCCATTGTAGTCGCCGAATCTATCGTAGCAGCAATACGATTTGCCGCTATTTCTGCTGCACGTCGTCGTGCTGCATATTGTTGTTGTTGTTGTTGCAGCGGTACTTGTTGCTGTTGCTGTTGCTGTTGCTGTTGCTGTTGCTGTTGCTGTTG